CTCGCCCTTTTCATTCGTGAACTTGCTTGTAGTATAAATCGGCTCACTTAAAATCGTGATAATATCACCACTTTTGAAATCATCAACTTTTGCGAAACTCCCTTGTAACAACATTTTACGCCCCTTCTTTTTTACAGCGACCGGAAAAACTGCAGTAATCACACTCCCGACCGCTAAATGCCCGTGGTTTCGCCGGCGGCACCTTGCCACTAGCCCACCACTTATTCAGCATCTTTAACTCTCTCATTATACACCTCTCCCACGTCGAATCATAAGGAAGTATGAATTGTTTAATACACAAATCATCTTTACTTATGAACACTAACGAACCATAGCATTTGTCCAGTTCCATAGCATACGTCATAACCTGTAACCAGTTACAGTATTTCTGGTGTGCTACATCTCTTTTGGCGAATTTTTCCATATACCAAAAACTTTTGCTGTGCTGTGACTTTACGTCGTAAACGCAATCTTCATCTACAACATCAGCATATCCTACAACATCATCAGTTTCAATCTTGACTTGCTTATCAGCTTTGATACCGGCACAAGCAAATTCTTCAAACAAAAACCCTGCTTTGAACACCCGCAACGTCCTTTCGTCAGGCGGATTGCTTTCAGGCTCGCCACGCCGCTTCCACACCTGCGACCTTAGACACCGCCCAAAGCTTGATGGATTCCAGCGACCACTTGCAACCCTATCTTTTTTCTCTAACTGCTTACTGGCTAACGCACTGTTTATTTCTTTTTGAAAGTCTATCATTTTACATAATCCTTATCTTGTGCGATTTCGATTATATCTTCTTTTTTTACCCACAAATTTATTCCATAACCATCTTTATCGCTTGCCGCTGCAATTTCATACTTAAAGCCATTAGCAGTTTCTTTTATTGCAAATATCCACCCCTTCACAAGTACCATATCCTTAACCTTCATTTTAACCCCCTTTTTAGAATTTTTTGTAACCGCCAAAACCACACGTTAATCACTCCGATTCGTAGCCACGCCAAAAATTTTTTCATATATATTTTTTAATCCTGTTTTTCGTTTTCAATCTTTCAACATCTTCTTCCAGCGTTTCAGTCATCAGCTTTTCTTTTAAAATACAATAATAGCGGAAAATTTCGCCTAACAAAAACGCCGTTTCCTGCAGGCTTGTGGTTATCCGTAAGCCTAAGAACAACACGTCAAGCCTATCAATAAGCTCTTGCTTTTCACGCCGCGTCATTGTCACCCCCCTTAAAAAAAGAAAAAGAACCCGTAGCATGAAGACAAGGCTCGCACTTGTCTTGCCTCCTTGCGGAAGCAGCTACGGGTTTGGTGTTGTTTGCGAGCAACTTCATAATTTTATTTTTTTGGTTCGAGCTTTTATTGGTTTGCGATATGAGGTAAGTATACCACGGATTTTAGTAATTTGTCAATAGTGAAAGCCGAACTATTTTTTCGGCGAAAATTTATCGCAAAGTTTCATAAACTTATCTATATCCCTTCCAAGCGAAAACCACTTGTTCTTAACTATTGGTATAAGTTCACGAAGCTGCTTGACAGCTTCAACTTCGTCGTCGGTAAGCAAGTTCTTGAAGTCGGTCATTTTTTAATTTCTTTCACACTGCATTTAATATCGTTTAGAATTTCTTTTAAGTCAATTAATTGCTGGTCACGCATATTCTGATAAAGAAGAAATTCGTTTCTACTGACAAGTGTTTCTCTTGGAATATGAATTGTTCCATTTGTTAGATGTGTAAATAACTTACTATCAAGAGACCAAATTTCTGAGAATACTATTGTATTTATTGCTAAAGCAAGTGTCACTAATATATTTGTTACGTTTAGCCAATTTGGTTTTTCGCTCATTATTCTCCTTTAATCATTTTGATGATAATATAAAAGTTTTCGTTCTATTTCATCTTTTAAGTGTTTAAGTTCTTCAACTGATACATCAATATCAATTACATCTGTACCGTCATCCATTTTATCTACATTCCATTTTCCTTTTGTGTAAATACTAAGCGTCGGTATTATAAAATCAAAAATAATCATAAGTTTTGTTAGTAAGCAAAGGCATTTTCACCACCACCCGCCTCCTGCCTCTGCGCCGCTCCGATGTCAACATACGTTTTCGCTCCACTTAAACCAAGAGCTAAAGTCTCAGTCGTTGGGGAAAATCCTGCCGCTTTAAGATTCGTTCCGATTTCGAAATTTCTGACTGTATTGGTCTTATCTACGAATTGAGGGTCTAAAGTTAAATTAGTGCCTGATAACCCAGCTATCATACCATTAACTGTCCCAGATGTGTTAGTATAGAAGTCATTGTATTCGACAAAGGGTAAGTGTGGTGAGGTTGCATGGTCACAATTTATCCCATAGTTTCCATTCTCGGAGAATATGTTGTTAATTACTTTTACCCTAGGACTAACATTTGCTGAAGTTAATCTTAACCCATTATTTGTATTCCCATGAAACGTGCAGTTCTTAATAGTAACGTTTGAAGTGCCCGCAACGTCGATTCCATCCCCAGCATTATAAGAAAAAATACTATCCTCTATTATAAAAGCAGGCGATGCTCCCGATACCGTTATTCCATCTCCTCCACATCTACTAACTTCACAACCAGTCATAAACATAGAATTTAGGTTATTGCCAAAACAATTTCCTGTAGTTCTAAGAAATGCACTGTCTACCGCTGAAATGATGGGGATATCGGCTGTCCTAATCACACACCCTAATGGGCAATTAACACCATCATTAGCTCCTATCACACACTTATTTATAAAGATTACAACTCCCACACTTGTAGAAAATACAACCCCAGGAGAACCGTTACTGTTTAAGAAATTTAGATAGCGTGTTTCCAGCCTATTCACCGTAGAACAGGTGAAGTGTGCCGCCGCTGCTGTTTGGGTTATGGTTCTCCTTGTTGTTGAATTACTCTTTATGACAAGGAAACCCGACCCTGTCGTATACGTCATAGCAAGGGCAGAGGTAAGTGACTGGTCGTAGTTAAGTTTAACCTCCCAAAGTCCCGTAGCGTCTTGAGAAAATAATAGTCTTGTAGTAGCATGGTCGATAGTCTTGAGTGTTCCGCCAATTCCCCAGTTTAGATTTGTAAATACTCCAAGGGTTTCACTAACTGCGATGTAAGCATGACGAAAAAACGAAGCCCCTACAATCGTGGCTTGAACAGCATCGTTTATTGTGAAAGTAGTCGTGCCGCTCGTTCCAGCAGTCACCCAAGTAAATAAAATATCCTCTCCAGCTCCAGCTCCAGAAATCGAGACATAGCTGTAAGTGTTTACTGTGGTAGAAGAAGAATTTGTAATTGTCGTAGGTGAGGCAAGATTAGTGTCACAAGTTCCTGTATAAGTCTCGCCCTTCCCCAGAATACGACACCATCTTCTTGTCCCTCCAGTCGTGTTATGAACATAAATAGAATGACTACCTGTAACTGAAACATCAGCGAACTGACTCGTTATTGATGTGTCGGCAAAGGAAATAATAGAACTGACATGAGGGCAATATGCCGAGTTTGCCCCTGCGACTCCAGTAACAACTGAGCCTGAATTTACGCCATCGCCCGGGCCTGCCCCAGAGTAATAACTTGTATCTGACCCGCCAGAATCAACTATTATGATTGGATAAGCCATTTTTTAGTATCCGTTCTTTGTACTTCTCGAACATCGACTCTTAGTTTTAGTTCTTCTTCGGTTATCTTCTCAGAATCCCTGCCATAAATAAAATCATTTCCCGTTACTTCATAGGGCATAACGTGACCGCAGTTTACTCGTGGGTCACACAAGACTTTTATCCCTGCTTTCTTCAACTGACTAAAGAACCAGATATCAGAGCCAACTGATGGATATTCCTTATCTTTACTTTTCGGCTCTTTTGTATAATCGAAATATGGACGTTTAATCTTCGAGAATACGTCAGTGGTAGCAATCATGCATCCTGACCCGCCAGTGTCGACTTCAAATGGGATATTTGGAAGCCAATGACAGACTGGACGATGGTATAAGCATTGGTCTCCTGAAGGAAGTATATATCCATGCTTTTCCATCCACGGTCTCAACTTCTCCATATCAGTATCCCAATCAGAAAACTTACCAAGGACAGGGACAAATGGATATGCCTTCTTATAGTAAACTCCAACCTTGACTTGATATTCTTCCCCTAACCCATGGAGCATTAACCCAATTAAGTCTTTCGGATATGTCATGTCAGCGTCAAGAGTCATGATATAATCAGCCCCGTACTCATCAATCGCATCATCAATCGACTTAGTTCGGTTATACTGAAGCGGATAATCCTGATTAATAGAAACGACGAGCCGAACCTTTATACTGTCAAGATGAGCGTAAGTTTTCTGGTTAAAAACATTAATCCAAGACAGGAAGAATTTCGTGTAAATCATATCCCAACTCAATGGCAAACAAACTACGAGTATCATATATCCCTGATTCTTTATCTTCTTAATATCATCTAACATTTTAAATCACCTTTTAAATAACTTGTATCGGTCTCACACAAGGTTTTTCAATAGTTTGAGGTGCAAGTCCATTTATTGTACTCACGATACTATTAACTCCATACATAAGGTCGTTAATATCACTCCCAACCAAACGACTGATTCCTTCTGCTTCACGACCATCTTGAATAACACTTCCATCATTAGAAACTAACATTAGTATTTCAGATGACCATTTAGCATTAATTGAGTTTAATTCAATTTTTAATGCCCTTATCTTTTCTGCTGTTGGTCTTACAACCTCATTCACAAACTTAATCGCTCTTGCATCTGTAATATCCATTTTTTTCCTTTCTACATTCGTTTAACGGTTATAACTAACACGGTTTTTGTTACTGTTGCTGCACTAACAACATTAAACCTTAATATATCATCTTTAGTTATTGCTGTAGTTAACCAACTTGTCGTAATATCAGTTCCTTTTATACCAGCACTTATTGTAGGTTTATTCCCAGCAGAAACAATCGTATTAGATGAAGTAGGCGGATAATTACCGTAAATGTTTTTCCATACATCAATAACTATTGTTCCTGATGTAATCGATGCGTCATCAGAAAATATTGTCCAACCAGTAATAGCACAATCAAAAGGTATTGCTAATGAACTTTTTTCGCCTGTTGTTACTGTATCTGTACCATTTCCAATACCAAACACTAATTTTGTATAACCATATAAATCATCTAAATTTGTATGGTCAATTTTTACGTTTCCAGATGCATCAACAGCTAATGACTGCTTATTACTACCATCCCATCCATAAAGCGAAACACGTTTGGTTAATGGCGAAGAATTACTTTCATGTTCAAGTTCATTCGTAATTCGTTTATGTGTTAATTTATATTCTAATTCTCCCATTATACTACCACCTTTAAATAACCAGAACTATCAACTGCAACACGAACTTTAGCACTGGCTGAATCATCCCAACCATACATTAAAACACGTTTAGTGTTAGGTTCAGTATTATCATTTTCCCATTCGTTCGTAACGCGCCGTAATTCATTACGATATTCTAATTCATTTGCCATATTTATTTCCTATAAGTTAAATGTCGTAACTTTGCTATTACAATATCAAACGCTTTATCAATATCTTTAGTTTCTTCAAAATGCTTTTTAATTAGTTCACGAAATATCGGTTCTTTAAATTCAACAAAAATTTCATCATTATCATCTATTATTGCTAAGTGCATTTATATCTCTTTCTAAGTTTTCGGTTCGCTGACGTATTATATCTACTTCTTTCGATAATTGACAATAACGGTATATTTTATCTACTAACCGTTCCATCGTCGGTATAGCGCCAATTTTAGTGTGTATATTAACCAATTCTTCTTTTGGATTTAATTTTTTAGCAATTAAGAAATTGTAAATATAATCAATTTGCTTTTCAGTTGCTTCATCAGGAATATCAAACACTTGCAATAGTTTATATAACTGCCGATATTCAGGTTCTTGTACCGACGCCATCGGCGTTATCGCGTGCGGCATTATCTTTTGTTTAATCTTTAGAATTGCGGAATTTAAAACGTCGTCCATTTGATTTTTCCTTTAAGAAATAGGAGCGTTAATACTTTGTATCCACTTATCTCTTTGAATAGTCCCTTTTGGCGGCATAGTATCTGTAGGTATACCATTTAATTCCATAATATATTTATCAGGGTCAACTGCAAATTTTAATGCATCAATAGCTTGTGTGCCAACAGCCATAGGAAATATAGCTCTGCCTAAACTTTTACTTACAATACTTTCACCAACTATAGTTGCTGCTCTTGCTAATCCTTTTGTTCGTTTTGGATATTTACCCATTATTTCAGCACGTTTTGAAACAAGCACATCAGCTTTATTTTTTAAGGTTAACAATTCTTCTACTTTAGCCCTAATTGCACTTTGCATTTTCGCTGTTCGTAGTTGTCGAGAAATAACGGTTTTTTCGGCTGCTTGTTCGATATTTTGTTTAGTTACATTAAGTTGTTGAATACTTTTAAATTTTTCTTTTACGCCTGAAATCGGTGTTGCTAGTTCATTACCTTCACCTAACATCTTCATCAGTTCTTCCGTACCTGTATTAATCCTGCCTTTTAAATATCTTGAAATATAATCAGTAACACCTTTTCGATTAAAAATACCCATCCGTTCTTTTATGAAAGGACTTAACGTATTTCGTACTTCTGCAAAAGGTTTATACGCTTTATTTAAAACTTGCAACTCACCTTTTACCTGCGGTGGTGCGGCAGTTTCAAGAAATTGCCCCCACCTTTCTGCAACTCGATGTTGAGCTTCAACTGGTAAATCATTTATTATATTTTTAATATATCCTTTAGCTTGTTTAAAACTAATTGGTTTTTCAATTAAAGTTTCATTGACTGGGCTTGTTGGAGATAATTCATTTATTAACTTACGGACATTCCCAAGTTTATTTTCAGGAATTCCTTCTTTTATAGCATCTGAAAAAGACTCCTCTAATAAGTTTGCTATATCAGTATTTTTAAATTGAACTTTTGAATCAGCCATGAAAGTCTCAATACCGTCTAACCCAGCTTCGTATCCTTTATAAGTATCTTTTAAAAATCTTGGGTAATCAGCTTTTATTGTTTCTGCTAAGTCACCTGTAGAACTTTTTATAATATTGTCTAATTTTGCCGCTCTATCTTTTAAAATATTTTGGGATTTTATAGAACGGTCAGTAAAATCTTTTATTCGTGATTGACCTATTATTTTCACTTCTTGTGCTTTACCCGAAATTAAAGATGGAATATCAGGTGAATTCGTTCCTTTCCATGAAGGATTTCGCTGACGTATTATATCAAGTTCAGATTCTATAGGTTTAATAAGTCTTTGTGGTTTCTGCCACCAATCAACTGCACCCTTTCCCGCCCTATAAGCACCATATCCTAATGCACCCATACCAATCGTTCCACCAACTATACCAGCAATATCTTTAGCTGAAGAACCTTTTGATACTGTGTCAAAAACATCACCTGCACCATTTTGCGGTGTATCCTCATAATTTATTTTATCAAATATATCTGCCATTAAAAAGCCCACCTATCTTGAATGGCTAATTGTCTTGCTTTGTTTCTATCTCCGCCAGCTTGCTTTAAATATTCAACAGCTTTATTAGATGTTAAAATTCTTCCTTCTGCCCGTAACTTTTCATCAAGACTTTTATATCCTGCGGCTCTAGCATCTTTCATTTCGACTACCATTTGTCGTGCTTTTTCAAACATTTGTTTCCCAGTTTCATAAGTGTCGCTAAGCCCAGCAACACCACCTTGTGCAGCCGCTTGTTCATAAACACTTAAATTACCGACATCTTGTCCTATGACACCTTTAGCTAATCTACTTTGTAACGCTTTTACTCTGCGAACATATACCCTATCAGCTCTTTGATTTCGTGTAAATTGAAATTCTGAACCTATCCTTTGACTTATTCCATGAATAGGTTGTGGCATTAAACCTGATTCACCAATACCTAACATTCCTGCTTTTGGTGGTGTTGTCGCTAACCAATCCTTTTCTAAACTATCTAATAATGTTAAAGCATTTCCAGCCGCTCCTGCTTCTTCAGAAATTTTGCCAGAAATCTTAGCTTCTCGTTCTCTAATATCCTTCGCCATCGGCGTTTCACCTATATTAACATTAAATTCTCCTGTTTGTGGATTATAAGAACCACCAGTCATTCCAAGACCATTCGTTCCACCACCCATATTTAATTTAGAAAAATCTGGCAATATGGGTGGTCGTTTAGAATAAGTTTTTCCGCCTATTTGGTATGCCCCTTGTGGGTCAGGGATAAGATTCTCACCTGCTATTTTCGCTTCAAGAGTAGCTTGTCCTTGAGCAATATCCTGTTCCTGCTTCCACGCTTGAAACTCATTATCTTCCCGTGACGCAAGATACTTTGTTATATCTTCTCCGCCAGCGGCAAGTAATCCTATCCCTATCTTATTCCAAACATTTAAATTTTTTTGCTTATATCCTGTATCAGCCATTATTACTCCTATCTAATTCCTGAATTGCTTTTATTGCTAACACTACTAAAGTCAATGGTTTTAAACCTTCTACTTTACCGTCTTTATACCAAACAGCTTCTGGGAACACTTTTTCTACCTCTTCAGCAATTAATCCTACATCATGTTCATTGGTATGTATCCAATCAAACTGTTTTACATTTAATTTTTTAATAGTGTCTAAAGCTATTCCCATAACTTTATATTCTTTTTGTATCGGTTAGAAGATGCCGCCATCATGCCGCCAACCAGAGACGTTCCCATCTTCGCATATGCTTGCGTATTTTCCATAACCGCTTGCTGTTGTTTTTGATTTGTGGGATACATACTTCCATAAAGATTACTATAATTCCCATAGTTTGTTGACGCATAATTCATATTTGCAGCAGGTGTATACGACTGCATCATGTTATTCGGCTGCGTCAATGGCTGTCTACCAGCTAAACTTAATCCCATATTCTGGTAATACTGCTGCCAGTTACGTTCCGCATCAGCCATGCCTATGCCGTACTGCTGCTGTCCAATAGGGTTGTAAACGGCATTACGCCCGAACTGTGACTTGATTGCATCAGATACTTGCCCTCTATATATTTCAGGCATACCGGCACTCATGCCTTGCTGTGCCTGTTGTGCTAATTGTTCTTGCAGTCCGGCTGTATAAGGATACAACTGCTGCTGTATTCCTTGCTGCATCTGTGCTATCTGCGGCTCAAACTCTAAAGCCGTTTTGTAATAAACAGGCATAGCCGACGCAAAATCTGTAGCTGTCTGTACAGCAGTAGGTGCTTTGGGCGGTTCTGGAGTAGAAACTTTCGTACTACCCATTATTTCACCCCTAAAAATTTCGCAATTTCATATTCTTTCATTTTTGTTCCTTCTCTTTCAAACTTTAGTTTTGTTGTTAACGGATACTTTTTCCAACCTTTTATAAGTAACAACTTCAATATATCTTTATTCTCATATCCTTTCCTTATAACTGCGTCATAGCATATACAGGTGCTTCCTTCGATAGTATACCGTGCAAATCCTAATATTAAATTGTCGTGTTCTATATATTCAACTGTATTGTATATAAGATGTTGTTGAATAATTTTGTATAACTCATCAAAGGAAGCACTGTAATATCCATACTTCTGCCAAAATTCAGTTATTTTTTTGCATACGTCTCTATCGAAATAAAGTTGGCTATTATTTTCCATAGTTCTTTTAATGCCGTCACCGCTCCAGTTATATTTCCTTTATTACCATTCCACCATTGTAAAATAGCTTCAACAACTCTTGCTCCAATAGCAAACCACGCTACTATCGTAATAATTAATTCGTTCATATTAATATCCTTTCTTTTATTTATTTTATTGACAAAAGGGATTAAAGAAAATAAATAATCGTTCCACTGAAACCCCTTAACAATTCTACATATGGATTCTTAATAATGTTCTTATCATCCAAGAATTTTATCGCCATAAACGATATACCTGAAACAAGCGACTGTAATAACGCAAATCCAAACGATAGAAACGTAAATGAGCATAAACCCAAAGATAGTCCCGATATAAAGAATTTCCCATACTCTCCCAAGAAATTTAACCATGACTTCTCTCCGTACTTAAAAATAAAAGGTATTGTAGCGTATGCCCCTATGATTAAACCTATCTGTAACCAATGACCCCAAACGAATAAAGATATAGGAATACCAATAAACATTCTCCATATCTTTTGATTTAATGGACACCATTTCCATTGGTCAGTACCGCCGCACCTGAATAAAACTGCACTTATTATTGGTATTAAAAACTTCATCTTATATTTAACCTATAAGCATACGCCCACGCCCATATTGTATGGTCGCCGGCATTTACTTTATACTCGCCAGCTTGTGCTGAAGATACAAATAATTTAATGTTACCTAATGTCTGTCCGTCACTCTCAAATTTGCTACCACTTATAGCAGAAGAACCGCTTGGTCGCCAAGATAAAGTAAGCGGTGTCCCTCCGTAACAAATAGCTTCAACTTCAGTTGAAAGTCGTGGGACTGCTGATGCTAAAGTACAAGCTGAAAAAGCAACAGCTGTTGCTTGTAAACTATTCATAAACCTATTTGTACCTGCATAATTATAATAACTTTCAGGGTAATACACCATATCTTTACTTTGCCACGTTTCTATCATAGGTTTATCGTCAGTGTCCATTCTTACTGCACCAACAACACGCCAATATGCAGCTGTATCGTACCAGTAAAGTAAAGTCCCAGTTGATGTTCCACTTGTATCAGCTTTATTCGGTGGGTTTTCACCTAAAAATCTGACACTTGCCGCTGAACTTATACCTACATAATTCCAACCTGCGCCGGCAGCGTAAGTATCACTATGCCCGTCCCACCAATCAGCGGAAGTAGCAAACGAAATCGCTGTTGCACTTGGAACTGAAACGTATGTCGACCCATGAAAAAATGTCCCTGCTTTTACGGTTATACTCGTAGCATCAGCGTCATACTCTTTAATCTCTAACCCTTTCACGATTGCGTCATTAGGCGTTATTGACGGTAAAGCACTAACAGCAACTTTACCTGATGTCGTTATCTGTGCCAGTTTAGTGTCTGCTATTGCCGCACCGGCGGCTATGTCAGCATCAACTACAGATGTAAGTGTCGCATTATCAATTATTGCGTAAAAATCAGTCTTTTGTGAACTGTCGGACAAAACTCCGACATGAGTAATTGTTGCCATCTTTAATCCTCACTTTGGTATTCATCTAAGAAAGTAGTCACTATACTTTCTAAGATGGTTATTACTGCGTTTAATGTACTCGCATATATTTTAAATTTCGCACGTTTAAATTTCCCTAACGAATCCAAATGCCATTGTTCTTCAGCTTCAGCATATGAACTGAATATAACTGGAAATGTGACTGGAAACGTCACTCCTGAAATCGCTAAACTCATTGACCCTAGTTGTATATACGCCGCACCGTCTATTGACGCTGAAACTACGATAGTGCCAGTTCCGCCTTTAGCTTTTACTTTAAACTCACCGCCGCTTTTATACTTCAGTGGCTGTCCGAAATCGTCAGCTTTGCTTTCTTCAGTATAAGCAATCGCTACACCGTCATCAGAAGTACCGGAAAATAATCGGTATACTTCACCCGTAACTGCGTCTATTCCATATAACCGTTCTTCTCCGCTTACTGATATTCTAGCGAACTTTGATATACTTAAACCTGTAAACGTCACCCAAGCAGGTAAACCCATATCATCTTTAAGGTCAGGATACCCTACCCAAATTTTATTGTTATATGTTGAAGTACCAGTCGTTATGGTTAAAAAGTATTTCCCGTCAAAGTATACCGCATCAGCTTTTGATATTTGTCCCCAATTAATTTCTTCAAATTCAGTCTTTAATTTCCACGATAATGGTTTAGAATTTCCTAACTGCAACTTATCCTGCTGTGTCCTTAATACTCCACGTACACCGTCAGGTGCTAAGAACCACACGTCATCAGCTACCATCTGCATTGTATTCCCGTTATTACACCCAATATCTAACATAAGTTCAGTTTTATCTGTTGCCGGTGCAGGTGTAATCGCCGGATTTAATGTCCATACTTGGTCAGAACCAGCGACAAGTAACCCCATATCCCTAACGCCAATAACCCGTCGTGCTTCACCAACTGGAACACTATAATAATTCGTATCTCTTACAAAAGAACTTGCATATGCACTCGATATAGCTTCTGAATAATATAGTTTGTTTGCGTCTAACGCCCACAACCTATTACGATACCATTCATATACAAGCGTCTTAGGCGGTGAAGTGTTTGTATCACCGCAATCTTCAAACACTTGACTTTGATTCATACGAAACACATTATCAGTCCCATTTGATATTATTACTACATCAGCTTGGTCGGATTCTATACATTTAAGCATTGTAGTGCTTAAATTACTGGTAAAATTTGTCTTAGCACTTACAAACCCAACTGCATTAAACGCTGAAGCATACGCAAGGTTAGTACCGTAAGTAGCCAGTAACTTTACAGTACCGCCTTCAGGTTCAAACCCAAACAAACCTGTACCGGCACTCGTCCCTAAATTTTCTAATGACGTAATACCGTTTCGAAGTGACCTTTGTCCGGCAACATCTAAAATAACATTATCTAATTTCGTTGCTTGGTTATCGCCAATAACTTGTTCATGCTGGCGTGTATTCATGCCTTGACTTAAGTCACGCTTAATTGCAAATAATAATTCGTCATCCTGCATTTATATACCTTCGTTTCTGTCCAACGCCACCGGCGACATCATTTGAATCTGGTTCGGCTGGTTATCTTTATCCCACAAAAAGTTCTGAATTGCTTTTTCATATAACCCTTCAAAATACTGTGCTTTTGCGAATTGCCGTTTTGATGTCCACGCATCTGACGTCGCACCATACTCAATCGCTGTTTCACCATCAACAACAAACTCATCAGCTGACGTAGTCAAACTCGCAGGTCGCATGACATACGGTATCGTAAAGTACGTATCGGTTGTAGGTGCTTTTAGAAACCGTATTTTAGTTACTCTCGGTGCTGACGCTTCTGCTGTTGCACACGTCGAGTTTACTGTCGTGAATATTGTATAATAATCAACTGTACCGGATTGCTGTAAATTAGATTCATACTCCTGCTCCAACTTATCGTAGGATAAATAAGGAATATCTGTAGCAGTTTCTTTATTCCAAACATACAGTTCTTTCCCGAAATCTGCCGGTAAAGTATATGTTCCAGCACAAACAACAGTTGACGCTGACGTCGCTGTCATAGTAAAGTCAGGGTTTATACCCTGATATATGACCCGACGCAGAAACTCTTTATACCGTTGGTTGATATAAGTGCCAATAGTCGTAGCGAAAGATGTACTTGTATCACCAATCCTTGTACCGATATTAGTACGCATTTGTCCAAACGTAGTACTCATTTAACTCCTTGTCGCCACAAGGCGAAAAACTTCTTGCGGCGGTTTTCCATTTATTGCTTTTCTTGGGTTCTTCCAGTTCTTTTTCACGGTTTTTAACGCTTGCCGTACCGTATCTAACGTATCATCTATATGCACTTTTGCATGCGAATAATTAATGAATTGTGCGTACCCGAACAAAACACCTTCTTTTATACATTCCTGCCAGAACAAACCTTTATGGTCACCCGTCGGAAACATGAACATTGTCCGGTTCGGATAACCAATACATTTAGTATCAATATCAAGTTCACGGGCGTATAAGTTATAAGTATCTTTTAACTGACTACCCATCTGGTATATATGCCCTACGACGCCGTACTTATCTAAAACATCAAGCACAGCTAAACTTGCGGCAATACTTAACAACTCACCGCCGAATGTGGAAGATACAAAACAGTCACCTTCCAACTCTTTCATAAACTCTTTCTTGCCGCAAACAACTGATATTGGCAGTCCGTTCGCCATTGCTTTTCCGAAACACGCAAGGTCAGGCGTCGCTTTAAAGAACTTTTGTGCTGAATACTCAAGTGTCCTAAACCCCGTTACAACTTCATCGAATATAACTAACGTGCCGTACTTATGTGCCATATTAATAAGTTTGTTTAAGAACAAATCTTTCGGTGCATCATAAATATACGGCTCAAGGATTACACAAGCAACATCTTCTTTTTTAAGGTGGATCTCAAACGATTCAAGGTTATTATATTCCGCTTTAACAACTAAATCTTTATACCTTACCGGAATACCTTTATTCTTAGGTGTTGATACAGTATACCAATCGTGCCAGCCGTGATACCCGCAAACAATAATCTTTTCTCTGCCTGTATACGCCCGTGCAATCTTGACGGCGGCACTTGTTGCTTCTGACCCAGTCTTTAAGAACCGCATTTGTTCAGCACATGGTATAAGTTTATTCAACCGTTCAGCTAACTTAGTTTCTAATATCGACGGCAACGTAAACAATGTGCCTTTATACAACTGCTGAATTATAGCTTTATCTATTTCAGGATAACAATATCCAAGCAATATCGCACCTAGCCCGCACGGGTAATCAATATACCTACGCCCATACCCGTCACAAACTATACACCCATCACCAGTTTCTAAGTAAATAGGGTACTGCCCTTCAACAAATTTCGACGGTGCTTTCGATAAAGTCTGTACTCCGCACGGAATAAGTTTAGATGTTTTCTTCCAAAGTTGTTTCGATTTCAGATACGCTAAGTTTCTTTTCGTTATTGTTTGATAAATAGCCGTCAGTATAGCCACAAGAATATCCTTTCGGTTTACGATAAGAATAATGAGGTTCTTCAGGGTATATTATAAACTTATCGCCTATGTCTACTGTATGCCGAATTTCTTCTTTAGAAATAAGCGTTTCATGCAACTTATCGCCTATTCTATCTCCTATAACAGTAAACTGTGATTCGTTATCTGTTAATGCCTCATATACATCTAAAACTTTAACTGACGGCATCTTCGGAACGAATATTTCGCCGCCATCTAAATTATCCATTACCTCTAAACAATCCATCACAAACTTATTAGCTTCATTCATTCCTATCCAGAACCTCGTAGCATTTACGTTCGTAATAGGAACTGACTTACCTTGCCTAATCAACTCACGCCATATCGGAACTATTGTTCCTCTTGACGCTACGACATTCCCGTATCGTGTACAACAAAACTTAGTGCGTTTCTGCGTGCCACGATACGCATTAGCTGTTATCATCAACCGTTCCATACACATCTTAGACGCACCGTAGAGGTTTAGGGGGCTGACCGCTTTATCAGTTGATATAGCGAGAACTTTCTCTACGTTATTATCCAATGCGGCGTCGATGATGTTCATTGACCCCAACACATTGGTTTTCAGCGTTTCTAACGGATTATACTCACATGACTGTACCTGCTTCAAAGCACAAGCATGGACTATTATATCGACATTTTCACAAGCTCTATTCAATCTATCTTTATCACGAACATCACCTATAAAGCATGATAAGTTTATGTCCTTATCCTTATACTTCGCCAAAAGAACCGATTGTTTATACTCATCTCGTGAATATATACGGATAGCTTTCGGTTTCTTCTGTATCAAATGCTCTAAAAACGCACTTCCGAAACTGCCTGTACCGCCTGCGACTAATACAACTTTCTCCGACCATTCCATAAGTTCCTCACCTTCAATAAATCAGACTTTGTATCCACGCTAATCTTAGTCTTACGTTTCATATACGGCGTAACGTGTTCTCTATCCGCCCGTTCAGTAGCGTACATATTCGCTTCTTTAAGGATTTGCATAGTAAACACTTCAACATCTAATCCGTCAACAGGTGCGAAGTATACGTACTCATACTTAGTCATTCGGAAGTACAGTATCGCAAACTCGATAATATCCGAATCAAGTAACGGACAATCACTGGTTATTCGTACAACAATATCTGCGTCATACGCCATTGCACAGTCATAATACCGCTTTAAAACATCAAATTCGTCGCCTATGAATATCGGTACTGAACACTTGAACTCGTGCGGCGACGCTACAACAATCTTATCTACTAAACCTACATCTTTAACTGCGTCAATCACACGCTCAATTATAGGTTTCCCACCTAAATTCATCAGTATCTTACGTGGCAACCTCTTTGATGTTAATCTTGCTTGTATTATCGCTACTATTTTTTGCATTTAATACCGCCGATAAAATTATATACGCTTCACCGATTCCATTCATTGGCTGTATATTGTACTGTACGCATTTAATGAAATCTTCGACCTCTTTTTTATAACATAAATTAGTCTGCGGAATATCTATAGTTATGCGTTCGTGCGGAAACTGTATAGTCAACTGCCGGTGATAGTTTTTACACAAATAATCTTGGTGTACTGACGCCGTAACGCCATTCTCGAATATAATCGAAGTTTCAGATATATCTTCTTTTTCTATTTCTAAATTACTCACTTTACCATACACTGTCTTTATATCAGCGATATTGCCGAATAACCAGTATAGATAATCAATTTCGTGTATATCATCTAAAATTATACCGCCGTACTTACTGGCTGAATAACTCTTTCTATAATCGCCTTTCCGCCAAAAAGGTAGGTAGTATCC